TCTCGCGTCGAGGATTACGTCGACAAGGCTGGCAATCCGAAGGCGCTCTACTGGAAGCTCGACTACCTCATCGACAACATGCCGGCATGGCTTCAGCCGTACGGCTATGACAAGTCGAAGCATCGGTCGAAGATGCACATTGAGAACCCTGAGACTGGTTCCGTGATCGACGGCGAGTCTACGACCGGCAAGGTGGCGAGAGGTGACCGTAGAACGGCGATCCTCCTTGACGAGTTCGCGGCAGTTGAACAAGGTAACCAAGTCCTCTCGGCTACGCGTGACGCGACACCGTGTCGCCTCTTCAACTCGACGCCCGAGGGCACCAACAACGCGTTCTACGACACGCGAAAGAAGATGGCTGAGTTGGGCGGCGACAACATTCTCCGCCTTCACTGGAGCGAGCACCCTGGCAAAGCCATGGGCCTGTACACGACCGACGAGCAGGGCAGGGTCAAGATCCTCGACGTCAACCATCACTACCCGGCGGATTACAAGTTCCGTCTCGACGGCAAGCTCCGGTCGCCGTGGTACGACAACGAGTGCGACCGTGCCGCGACTCCTCAAGAGATCGCGCAGGAACTCGATATCGACTACCAAGGATCTGGCTGGCAGTTCTTCAATCCGTCGAAGATCGAGGAGTACATTAGGGCGAACTCACGACTGCCGGTCCACGTCGGCGACCTCGACTACACGCTCGAAACAGGCGAGCCCACCAAGTTCCGCGAGGACGAGAATGGGCGGTTGAGGGTCTGGGTTCCGCTTGACAAGGACTTCAACTTGCCTCCCGATATGAAGGTTATCCTCGGTATCGATATCAGCGCCGGCACCGGGGCGTCGAATTCGGCCATAATGGGCTACGACTCCAAGACTTACGCTAAGGTCTTCGAGTTCGCGAGCCCCTACATTCGACCGGAACCACTTGGGGTCCAGGCAGTCGCGCTTGCCCGTTGGGCTAACGGTGCGTTTATAATCTGGGAGAGGAACGGGCCCGGTCGGCAAACAGGCGCCAAGATCGTCGAGCTGGGCTACGGCAACATCTACTACCAACGTCAAGAGGAAGCTGTCTCCAAAAATGTCTCGAACATCCCCGGTTGGGCTTCCACGCGAGATTCAAAGCTCTCGCTCATCTCTGAGTACCGTGACCGCTTGTACGCGCAGACTATCGTCAACTACAGTCGCGTGGCTATCGAGGAGACGCTTGAGTACGTGCACACTCCCGATGGATCTGTTGTGCACTCAGCCTCGACGAGTAAGAAAGATCCGACTGGCGCCAAGTCGAACCATGGTGACCGCGTCATTGCCGACGCGCTCGCAGTCAAAGGATTCGAGGAGCGAAAGTTCAGCCCGGAGGAATCCAGTAAGCCGGAGGTCACGTACGGATCTCTCGCTTGGCGAATACAACAAAAAGAGTTAGCGAAGAAGTTATCGAACCGCGAACTCCCCGCTAGTTGGAGACGATGATGGCACTTTACATGAACGAGAGACGTTTTGGCCAGCTCACGCCAGCCGTCGATTGGTCGCTACAACAGATGCAGTTCCCGCGTAAAGAGCGCTTCGATGCGTTCCAGCAATACTGCGGGTCGCACTACTCGGATGGTGGCGCCGATAGGCCGGTGCCAGTGAACTTCCTGGCGCTTGCCGTCATGATCTACGTGCGGCGCCTCGCGGCTGCCGCGCCTATGGCGATGCTAGGATCGCACGAGAAGTCGCTGCGTCCGCTCGCTGCGGACTTCCAAGAGGCACTTAACCTCTCAGCCGGCGAGATGAATCTCGTCCACACGCTTCGCCAGTGGGTCACTGAAGCGATGTTCTCTCCGTGGGGCGTACTCAAGTGCGGCTTGTCCAAGGGCAAGACGTTCGTCGAGTTGGCGACGCTCGACGACTACTTCATCGACATGTCCGCCACCAGGATGGATACCATCGACTTCGAGGGCAACGACTACTGGATGGACTACGACGAGATCATGGAGAACAAGGCGTACGTCAATAAGAATCGCCTTGGTCATGACGAGCGCACGCCACTCGGGCCGAACGGCGAGAAGCGGACGCAGGGCATCTCCGTGCAGGGCACCATGACCACGTACAAAAAGAAGAAGTGGTGTCGCGACGTCTGGCTGCCTGACAAGGGACTCCTGGTCACGTACACGGTTCAGGACAAGCGCGTCATCCGTGAGGCGGATCTCGACGAGCTTCGCCACTCGCCGTACCACAAGCTGTCCTTCACGAGCGTGCCCGGTCAGCTAATGCCGATTCCGACCGTCTCCATGTGGCGCGATCTCCACGACCTCGGGAACTCTCTGTTCCGCACGCTGGCCAATGGCGCCGACTCGCAGAAGACCGTCCTCGGCTTCAATGGCGACGAGGTTGGCGTGAGGAACTTCCAGGGAGCGCGCAACGGCGACGGGATTCAGTACAACGGTCCCGATCCCAAGGTGCTCAAGGCCGGCGGCATCGAACCGCAGACGATGATGTTCTTCCTGCAAACGCGCGACCTCATGTCGTACTTCGCCAACAACCTCGACTCGCTTGGCGGTCTTGGTGCGCAGACGGAGACGGCAGCGCAAGACAAGCTCATCTCGGGAGCCGCGAACGCGCAGCTTGACGACATGAGCGACCAGACCATCGAGGCGACACAGACGCTCTACGAGAGCATCGCCTACTACGAGTACACCGACCCGAAGAAGAAGCGGATCTTGCAGAAGAAGATTCCGGGGACCGACTTCACGATCCCTGTCGAGTTCGGCCCGTCGCAGCGAGGCAACGCAGACTTCAGTTCGTTCTACCTGAAGCTCGACGTCTACTCGATGCGCCGCGACACTCCACAAGAGAAGCTCGCGAAGCTGCGCGGCTTCGTTCAGGAGTTCGTGATCCCGCTCGAACCGTTCATCACGCAGGGTGGCGGCACGGTCGACGTGAAGGCGATCCTCAAGCGTGCCGGCGAGTACGCGCAGTTCCCAGAAGCCGACGAGTTCGTTGTGTTCGTCGACTTGCCCGAGAGCGCCATGGGGCAGGCGATGCAGGGCGGAGGGCGACCGGCAAATACGACGCATGAGTCGATCCGGCGGGGCTCGCCGGGCCCGACTCCGCAGAGTGCGTCGCAGCAGATGCAGCAGCAGCTCATGTCGATGAGCAACGCGAATTGACCCTGTATTTCCCGAGCCTCCTGGCCGGCGGTCGGTCACGAGAGCGGGAATAACCCAGTAGCATGGTAGACTACCTCAATGCCAACTTACTGTTACACCAACTCGCTAGGCGATACCATCGAGCGCTTCTACCGCATGTCGGAGGAGTTGCCGGCGATGATTGTCAGTAATGAGCACGGCTACGATGATATGCACTATCATCGCGACTATGGCGCCGAAACTAAGTCGCTGCAAACCGAGACGGCGCCCGGCTGGCCCATGGCTCCGTGCACGTCGTCTGGCGTGATGCCCGAGCAAGCCCAAGAGCTTCGGGATCACTTTAAGAAGCATGGCGTCCCGACTGAGGTGACGCCGCATGGCGATCCTATTTACCGCACTCCCGAGCACCAGAAGAGAGCGCTGAAGTGTCGCGGGATGCACAACAAAGCCGCTATTTAGAAGAGAACTACCCAATGACGATTCCAGTAGAATTCACGGCACAAGTCGAACAAGCCGCAGCCGCAGCCGGCCAGAGCGCCTCACAGACGGTGAAGGACGAAGGCGGGACGGGCGAAGCCGCGTTCGTCGCAGACCCCGAGGAGAATAACGATGACGGCGATCCTGGCGTTTCTGGCGAAGGCGGGGGAGGTGATCCTGGCACTGGCGAGGCTGGTGGGGATAATCCGAGCGGCGAGGGAGAAGGCGGAGAAGTGGGCGGAGGAGGAGACGGTGGAGATGGAACTCCCGCAAAGCCAGCAGTCTCCTCAACAGCCTTGGCCCGAGCGATCAGCGCGGGACTACGAGTAGATGAGGCAATCGCGCTTGGCAGTGACGAAGCTGTCAACGAGATCGCCGACAGGATGGACGCCGACCGCGAAGCTGCTGCCGTGGCTGAGAAGGCTGAAGCTGAAGCGGAGGCAGAGCGCGAACGGATTGCGGCAGAGCGTAAGACTCTGGCCGACTCGATGCCTGAACTCGACCCCGATGAAACCGACCCAAAGGTCATCGAGGCGTTCGGGAAGATGAAGGCTCAATTCGAGAAGCAGCAAGAGCAACTCGATGCTTTTGAGCAACGGCAGGCGGAGCAGAGCCAAGCTGCCGAAGCCGCTCAAAAGAGAGAGATGACCCAGAAGGTCGAAAGTCAGTTCGCGGATCTGAACAAGACGTTCAGCGAAGCGCTTGGCAATGATGGCTGGGATGCCATCTCATTGGACAGCCCGAAGGGCGACCAGATTGCAGGGAAGATGGCAGTCATCATCGGTGGCTACAACTCCCAAGGTCTGAAGGCGCCGAGTCTCGAAGAGGTTTTCGCAGACGCGGCAAGGCTAGTGCTCAAGGATGACTTCACGCGAGCGGAAGAAGCGCGGCTAGCGAAGAAGGTCGAAAAACGTAACGGCATGGAGATTAACCCTCCTGGTGGAAGTAAAGGCAAGACTGAAAAGTCGCCGATTGACGCAACTGCTGATCTGATCGACAAGCAGTTCTTCAAGCGGTAGAAGCAAGGAATTTTTTCATGAGTTTGCAATTTGGCGATATCGACGATGCGGTACTGTTGACCCAGGAAAACCTCGTGAAGCGCGGTGCTTTCCTCGACATGCAGACCGATCTCCAAGACCATGTCGCCGTGCGCGAAATGTGGAAGGGGCGTCAGAAGAAGTTCGACGGGGGCTACCCGTGGGAGTTCCAGGCGCAGATCGACCACAACTACAGCGCACGCGCCGTCGCGATGTACGAGACGGACGGAACCGCGATGACGGACACGATGCTCACCGGGTCTGTGACTCCGCGTCACGTCAACGCTCACTACATCTACGACCAGCGCGAGCCCGCTTTCCAGCGTGGTGGACATGCGGTCGTGGACCTCATCCAGACTCGCTACGTCGCGATGATGGTCAGCCTCTATGAGTACCTTGAAGCGGTGCTCTGGGGCAAGCCGACCGATAGCTCCGATACCCTGACGCCCTTCGGCATCGAGTATTGGATCGTGAAGAACGCGACCGAGGGCTTCACCGGCGGGAATCCGACCGGCTTCTCCGATGGTCGCGCCGGCATCGACTCCGACACGTACACTCGCTTCAAAAATTGGAGCGCGTCGTACGCCGAGATCAGCAAGCCTGACCTCATTCGGAAGATGCGTCGCGCCGCTCGCAAGACCAAGTTCCGCTCTGTCGTGTCCCACGCGCAGCCGGATCTCGGTTCGATGAAGAATGGAATCTACACGAACGACGTCGTTCTGGGAATCATGGAAGAGTTGCTCGAAGACCAGAACATGAACCTCGGCAACGACCTCGCCTCCAAGGACGGTCGTACGATGTTCAAGTCGAGCCCGGTGATCTACGCGCCGTTCGTCGACAACGACACCGAGAACCCGGTCTACATGCTTGACTGGAAGTGGCTCGCCATTGGCGTCATGCCCGGCTGGGAGGAAAACCTGTCGAAGCCCTACATGGTGCCCAACAAGCACCTCGTGCGGCGCGTCGACCTCGACGCGACCTTGCAGATGATCTGCACGAACCTGCGTCGACAAGCGGTGTTGTACAACCCCGCCTGATCTGAGTGGTGACTGTTCTGTGTGTTCGTTTTGAAACTGAAATTTACTTCTGAATAAGGGAAACATCATGGGTGCCTCTCAAGCTCTCAATGCCCACATCGAAAAGGCTCCGGCCAATCCGCTTTGGGTGTGGTTCACCGGCGCGACTGCTTTGCTCGAAGGTCAAGGCGTCTGCTACGACTCCGACTCCGGCACGGCTGCCAACTACGACGCCAAGCGCGTCAATCGCGTCGAGCTGCCCTCGATCACCAACAACCGTTGGTTCGCTGGCGTCGCCGCTCGA